CAAGCATAACTTATAGTAGGTATGGCTGTTTTGGTCGGATATACAGCACCAGTGATTGACACAGCACAGGTTAAATCGGTTCCGGTTATACTAACATTCATATAGTAAACATTTGAAGGTGTAGTAAATGCAGAAAAGTTTACAGGAGCATATGCAACAAGAATTCCATTTACGTCAAAATAATATACAGTAGCTTCGGTATAACCTTTATCATTAACAAGAGTGTAACTAGTAGAAGGTGTAACTCCTATAAGTATTTTATTTCTCATTTTAGTAGAACCAGTTGTATAATCTACATCACCATTATCATCAAATCCGTATTTCAATAAATTAAGTTTGCCTAGCATATTTGAGAATGTGTCAGAAATATAATCATACTTTTTAGCATCAGGGAATATTCCGATTCTACTATTGAAATCTACCATACTTTTAGAACTAGCTGTTACCGTTCCCTTTGTAGTTCCATCATATTTAAAGCTAGTACCATCTACCCAAGATAGTTTTTGATTAGCAGCGAACAAAGCCCACCCGGTTCCAGCTAATGTTACGGCATCAGTTCGTGATGGTCTAGGACTAAGCAAAGGGAAATTTTTAGTAGATAGATTTGTAGTAGAACTAAACTGATTATCACCTATCAAAGCATTTTGATTTAGTCCAGCCCATTCAGATATAGTTTTTTCATACTTCTTCTTAATATATCTAGCTTTTACTTGTATCATATTCACCAACCATTCTTAGCTTTAAGAGTGTGTTGTGATGGTCGTCTATTGCCCCACCATAATTCATATTCATATATACCAGCGTTATAAAAATCAATGTAATTATTATATAAATCAAACTCTCTATTCAGTTTACATATTTGAGCATAACAATAATCGTAATATATATTGTAGAAACTTCTACCTAATAAAAGTTCTTCTGTATCTACTGATTTTTCAGTTCTTCTAGCTCTATATATCATTTTAATCGAGGGTTGTTCAATCGTAACTGCCGCCGATTCTACTTGGGCTGTAAACGTATCTTCTGCAAAGGTTAATACATCTTCACCAACATATGATACAATGGCACTTTTATTATTAGCGGTTTCATCTGAACAATCAGAAACAACTATAACATCACCTGATATAAAACCCTTGAAATCAGACCCAGTAGTATATATGCAATTAGTTTTAATTGATACAGTTCCGGTTTCGGCTTGTGCCTCAAATGTGCCGGTGTCGAATGTTAACACACTAGCACTAACTCCAGTTATAGTTGCAGTTTTATTATTGCCAGTTTCGTCTATACAACTATTGATATGAACAACATTGTTAACAACGAACCCAGCATCAACAAACGAAGCACCAGTAGTCGTTATAGTATCACTAGCAAACGTAAGTTCGCTCGCACCACTTGTGTATGAAATTGCTTTAAATGTTATCTCGTCAGTTCCACTAACGTATTCAACATCAGAAATTGTTGGGACTGGATAGATATTAATCTTACCATCTTCATAAAAATATGAATTATTCATTTTATATTCAGCCGAAGTATTTTTCTCGTATTCAATGCCATCAACATATAAAGCTATTACATCTTCAAACAGCACACCGGTTGGCAAGGAATACTGATATAAGTTTTTGGTTCTATTATAATACTTAACAGTTTCCTCTTTGTGTATTTGCTCATATATACCAAGTTCAACATCGTTAACCCATGAAAGCTTAGTTGCAGATGTGTAAGCATTAGGAAACCTAGAGTCAAGTTCGGTAACAAATGTAGCAACAGTTGTAGCCATCTATATCACCACCCTTTATACGTTTGCGTAATAGCAGACACATTCTCCACTTGTTAATGTTATCGAAGTCCATTGTCCGTAAACTGTTGAGCCAGCAGGTATTGAATCTAATGTAGCAATTCCAGGACTTGTAAATCCAGTATTAGTTGTGGCAGCAGCAACTACGGTTTCAGTAAGAGCTGATATAGCATAGAACACTTTACCAGTCCCAGAAGCAGTAGCATCTGTGCCAACAATAGCAACTCCACCATTACCACCAATTACATTTTCTTGTAACTCTACTAATCTAGCACTTGAAGTATTCATTATTTATCCTCTTTCTATTTCTATTTATTCTTTCTTGCACAAACGCCATATTCCCAAGCGTGTTCATGTACTTTCCCACAAGTTTTACATATTGCTTTAGGTTTAGTTTCAATTGATTTTGCCATATCATCTAGCTGTTCTAATTCAGATAATCCCAGTTCTATGTTATTGTTGTCATTAAGTTTTTCAAGTTCTAGTAAAATTGCATATAATATCTCTTCTTGTTTTCCAACTAAGTTCCATTTATTATTATACTTGCTCATAACTCACCTGAAAATTTCTCATATAAATCTAATAGATCCATAGTAGCCTTACCTTGTTCGTCTAACAATTTCAGATTATTAGTTATTGTTTCTTTTTCGCTTAGACTAAAATCTATTGTGCAGGATAATTCCTTGTCCCACTTATATTGATCATCTTCTAGCCTCATTCCAGTTTCGGTTATTTCATCTTCAGTTAATGTTAATTTGTTTTGTAATCCACGAATAGTTTTAAGTGTTAAGAAATTACCTTCTGTTGGTAATATATTATAAAGTTTTATTCTTTCTAATATTCCTAAATTCATATACCCTCCCAAGATATAAGGGGAGACTAGCTCCCCTATTTGTTAGCTTCTATTTGTAGCTGCGTTAGTACACATAACATAATATGCAGTACCATTTTCTGATATAATCTTTATTGAATGTGTAATAGTTTGAGTAGTGTGTGCTGCGAATATAGTTCCATTAGATGCGTTTGGTATTACAGCTAAATTGCTCATTTTTACTGCACCATCGTCTGTAAATCTCATAAATCCATGAACAGATGGCATAGTGTTTCCTGTTGCGACATCGGATGTAACATGAAGTGCTGATAATGCACCAACTAAAGTTCTAGTAGCAGCAGCTGCCCCAAGTGTTGCTCTAAGACCTGAACCAGAACCGGTTACAGTTGCTCCTGCATTAATCTGCATTGTAGCATGAACACCACTAGCATAACTATAACCAGTTCCAGTTACAATAGTGTACGCTCTAACCCCATCACCATATCCAGTAGATGCTATGGTACCACCTAAGGTATGTTTCAAATACATTCCACGACTATCGCCACTTGTAGCGGTAGAGGTTGAGTATGCTGATATAAATTTAGTATCTGCTGTAGATGTGGTAAAAGGTACAGCACTTGTTCCTAGTTTTAAGTTACCACTAGCGTCTATTACGTTTACTTCTGAACCAGCTTTACCAACAGCAAACCCGCTAGTTGTTGCCGAAAATCCTTCGTTATGTTTATATGACATTTTAACAGCTCCTTTCAAAGAGCAGGGGGATTTTACTCCCCCAGTTAATATTTAGTTACTGTAAATATTTAACTAAGATGTCGGATTCTGTCCATAGACCCAAGTATAGTCGTCAAATCCGTACGCAAAATCTAAAATTAGCTTAAATTTTACAGATTCTGTATCAAAGTCAGTTTCTCTTTCAGGTTTAGGTCTACGCCCATAGTACCAGTTAAGGTTCTCCGTCATTTCCATTCCTGCGATCATAAACCACTTTTTACCTGTGATGTGTGGATTGTACATTACCTGGAAGTTACCACTATAGATATTGATGTTGAAGTCAGCTTGGAAAGCATCATACTCTCCACCGACAATCTGTTTAGCTGTCTTTAGCTGTTCTGTTCCAACTAAAAGTATATTAGGAACTACCCCAACTTTTAAGTCGCCTTTGTCATCTCTAAAACTCATCATAGCTTTTCTAGTAGTTTCAAAGTTGGCAACATTTAGTGCTAGTGTACCTTCATTACTTTGAGTCGTAGCATCTGTAGGACTGTAAGGATGTGCTGTAGAACACAAACCAACACTGTCGCCTCTACTAGTGAAACTATCGTCAAATGCGTTGTTAAACACACTTGCACCATAGTATTCTTTAGTCTTATAGATAGCATCTGCTGCTTTTATAGTACGTTTAGCAATTTCGCCAAAGTTACCTTTGTACCTAAATATTCTTTCATCTAACTGAATACCAGTTGAGTATCTAGCCTGTCTGTAATCAGTTTCGTATCCCTTTGAGTAACCGTCATATTCAACTGTTCCACCCCAAGGTGCAGCTTTAGCCATAGATCCGATTCCTAAGTGCCTAGTTTCAAGCATATCAGTATCAGAGATCGTGTACAGCTGTTCCATATAGTTCGGCAAGTTGCTCTTTCTCACGTCATAAATCTTATCAATTCTATCTTCTAATTCGGTATATTGTTCTGGTGTGATTATAGCCATTAGTTATTCCCCCTTTATATTGCTAGCATATGCTGAGCGTATTTGTGTAATCTCAACTGCCAGTAGCTTAAGAATTTGTCAGGGGCTACATCGACTAGTATTAGCCCTTCTCCTGCACTCGTATCCCAATCAACATCAGTTGCATCGGAAGTTAAATCCCAACCAAATTCGCCAATGGCTCTAGGTCCAGGACATAAGTAAGCAGTATCACCAGAAGCAAACGCTCCTGTCTGTGTTGCGAATGTCAATGTTCCACCTGAACCAGTTGAATCAGTAATAGCTATATCAGTGCCGTTCAGCGTAGAGTCAGCTGCACAAGCAACTATATGTAGTTTTCCTCCTATCCAAAGGTCATCTGTTGCAGGAAGTAATCCAGATACTACAAAAGTAGTTGTGCTTCCTCCAGTTGCGGTTATTACGTTTGTTGATTTAAGTGAATATACAGCACTAGGTGAAGTAGAAATTCTACATTCATATTCGTTTTTCTTCCCAGTACTTGCTGCGTGTGCCGATACCGCTACACCAATAGCAGGGTTATCAAAATCTGTAGGATCTGCTAGAACTATTACCCCTGTTCCGGGTGTAAAGTCTACTATTTCCCCTTCTTCTAATACCGTAGCTGTAGGTATATACATCGGTTTGACGAAAGGTACTTTAGCACCATTTCTATCATAAGCCCATTTAAAACCAGCCATATTATTATTCTCCTTTGTTAGTTATTTCCCAGTCTCTTTTAAGTATCTTCCAAGTGATTTGTCCAACATTCTTCCGAAAGAGCTAGGTTCCTTTTTAGTCTGTTTCTTATCTATAGTATCCCCTGTGAGATTTTTAGTTCCACGTTTGAGATTGTTTGCTGCTTGTTTAGTCGCATTGTCTTTAGCTTCCTTTTGTAGTTCTTCGTACTTACCTGACCTCATGTATTCACCATAAGCCAAGGTATAAGCACTATCTACATTTAGTTGTGGTGCATCTTTAAGTATCCTGTCTATTCTAGGTTCTAATGTGCTAAAGAGTGGATCACCCCTAACCGAATCTTTCTCTTTCAAGATTCTTTGTGCTGCGTTAAACGAGTTTGTTTTAGCTTCCATTTCCTTAACATACTTTTGTGCGGCTACCATTGCGGGAGAGGTTTCAATCAGTTTCAGGATATCTTGTGGATCATGTCCATCATCTTCAAATCTCTGTATTAGCACCTTCCGTTGCAATTCAATTTCATCAGTAGCTGCTTTCTCTTTGGCAATGTTCAGTTGTTGTAACAATTCAGCATTTTCTCGTCTAGTAGTTTCTAACTGTTCCTTAGTATGGTCATATTGCAAACCTTTTTGAATATCTGTTTTCCACTCACTCTTGGGAATTTTCTTCTTTTCCTTTAAGTGATCTACTTCCATAAATTCTTCTTCTACTTCGGGTTCACTAGATTCTACATCTGTTTTGTCTGTAATCTCTCCAGATACTTTTTCCGATTTTATTTCGTCTGGTTTGTTTTCCAGAAAACTAAAATCAATATCTTTCATCGGATCTACTGCTGTTTCTTTTGTCTGAATTGGTACGTCTTTCATTTGATTAGGCATTGGTTTGTCTGCCTTTCTTCTTTTATTTTCAATAGGGTTGGTTTTCCCTAATGATTTCTATTGAGCTTGATTTATCTGTTTAACATCAGCAGAGTTCATTTGTTTTGGGGCTTGCTCGGTAGCTTGTTTGGCTTGCATATCTTCCATTTCTTTTAGAATCATCTCTTTATCCGGAAGTTTTCCGTCTATAATAGTATCCCAGAAAGCTCGTATTCCCATTCCTTTGCCTACCATAGCCATTGCAATCTGTTCAAAATGCTGCCATGTTTGTGGTCTTTCATCTACTATCTTAACCTTCATATCATAGTCTGGTACATAGTATTCAATATCGCCATCACTATTGGTATATGAGTTCATTATGTCCTTGTTTACCATCTTTCCGTACTTAACTTCTTTACTTTTGTCCATAGATTCTACTGTTTCTTTTAGCTGTATGAGTGCTGCAAGTTGAGCTTTCTTATCTTGCATTTTTATTATATCTTTTATCCCAGTATAGACCAGTTTCATAATAACTCCACTCTTATCGCCTCTGATTCGGTATTCTCTTTCTTGAGTGTAGTTTTCTGATATCCTATTTATTGTAAGTTTAGTCATATCTATCATAAATCCTTCTAGTATTCCAAGCTTACCCTTGTTTCTAACATCAGCTCTAGCTCCCAAATCTCTAACAGAAGCATATGGTACATTAGCACCAGGGCTTACGCCCTGTGCAATAGCTGTGTTCTGTGATGTCGTATCCAAATTCTCTTTCAATTGAACCATAGCAGTTTGCAAACTTTGTGGAACTATTACAGGATCACGTTGTTTTATCTTCGCAAGCGAGTTAACTTCTAATGCTTCTCCACCAGTGTGCATCTTAGCTTTATAATCTCTCATTTGAGCATCACTAAATGCTCCTTTTTCATATAAGTATCCACCAAGACCTTGCAATGACATAGCTTCTAATTGAATATCCATCAGCTTGTTATACATTATCTGTGGATTCATTATATTTCTAACTTCACCATAACCATATGGATTACGCTCATCCTTATATAATACCCTGTATACAAACGGATACAAGCCATCCTCGTTCACATATGGTATGTATTCAAGTAGTATATTACCAACTACGTATGCACAATGTACACCATTTATACTACCATTAGCCATATCATTATACATCTTAACTTTAACTGGTTCATCTTTAAACTCTTCTGCTTTATCTAAGAAAAGTTGCTTGTTTTCTTCTGAAACAAATTCGGGTTTACCTTTATGCCAATGTTCTATTATCGTAGCTTGATTAGGTCGTTGTCCTTCTGTCTTGTTTTTAGAAACATCATCATAATCTTCAATCGCATTTTTACCAAGTTCCCATGTATCTTCTATAAATCCCATCTTTTTACGATAGACTAAATTGATAAACTCCTGTTCCTGAAATCTCCTTTTTAAATCCCTTATAGCTGGGTCAAAGTAAATTTCGTCTTTATCTTGGAATTGAACAAGGACTTCGCCCATATATGAAGTTGGACCAGAACCACCTATAAATCTAGGATCCCATACAACTTTGCCTATCAAGATTCCATACTGAATAAATTGTAATACGGTTTCTTTCCATTCATCTTGGTACTTGTTTATGTACGATATATACGATATTGTGTCTTGTAATACATAAGCTTTAGCATCATCAGAGTGTTCCCGACCAGATATGTCTGTTTGTGGTGTAGAAGATGTTAGACCATCAACAATATTCATTAGCGTAGGTAATATAAAATTACTAACGCTATTAGGTCTATTCGTCTTATCCTCGTTTGAAATTGGTGATAATGAAGTATCCCATTGATCACCTTTTGTTATTAAATATTCATCATCCCAATAATCTTGCGTTTCTGCACGATTACCACCGACTGCTATTTGTTGGCTATATGTAACATCGTTCACAAATTGGGCTTCTTTTTTATTATCAGCCTTAGTTTGCTTTTTCGTGTTCTTTTTATTTTCGTCATGTCCGAACATTTATTAGACCTCACATATAAGTATTTTTTCTTTTTAATTTACCATCAATAGTTTGAACCATTTCAGGTTCAGAATAACCAATATTATTAGACTTAATAACTTTAGTATCGACAAAATCAGTTAGTATCTCTATAAATCTTTGTATTTTAGTTTCATGTTCTTTATCATCAGAATATTTTATCTCTTTGATTTTCATAGCCATAGCAAATCCTATGCGAAATGAAATAACGACTGCTATCAACGCACTTACGAACATAATTGTGTAAAAAAGCATAGAACCTCCTAGTACATTCATATGTTACCACACTAAAACTACCACAGATATTTAAATCTGTCAAGTGGTTATAACCAATTAAACCCTTCACTTTTCTTTTCAGAGTATTCATGTTTCCAATTATCCTTTGGATCTTTGTATTGTTCCTCTACAGGTACGTCTGAATACATCTGCCTACGACAATAGTATGTTATCGCTAACGACATAACATAGTCATCGTGTTTTCCCGGTAACGCACTAGGTTTACCAGACTTATCTTTGGCAAATGTTAGCATTTCTTGTAGCGTTTCTATATCGTAGAGAAATTCTATACTATCTCGAACTATACTAATCAAGTTGTTTATTATAATCGGTCTTGTAAATCTGTCAGTTCTAAATCCATACTTCTCTTGTATATCTTCTTGTATTCTATCCACGCTCTCACGTCTGTATATCATGGGATACATTAGTTCTTGTAATACTTTTATCGGGTGTGGGTCAAAGTTCATCTCTATTGCTATCAGGGCATCGTTGTAATACCTACCAAGACAATACATCTGTAATGCAAACAAATCGGAGTTGACCACACAATGATATACCGCAACTTGTCTACCGTTAGAATTATTTATAACGTGTGCTGCAAAGAAGTCAGAACCCTCACCAGATGTATCGCCACCTATTGCATAAGGGTGTCCGGTTGTAGGTTCTTCGTAAATTCGTATAATCCCATTTACATCATCAACAAATTTAATTGTTTCATCATTGACCGATTTATCAACATTTAGTTCATATTCAAATCGACCGGTTCTATACTTGTTTATTTTAAAGAAATTTCTAAGTTTCTCTATTCTGGCTTCAATCTTTCTGTTGTCGAATATAGGACTACCAGTAGCAATAAAAGCCTCTTCTGGGGTACTGGGATATTCTTGATGGAAGTTTTCCAATGATAGATTACACTTATTTTTTATACACCATCTACGCCAAGTTAGTTGCTCATATGTCAAGTTGAATAACTCTTTTAGCTCTAATTCGTTTCCCCATGTTTCGTGATCAAAGTTAGTTAGTTTAAAGAAATCATATTTCATTGTACTCTTTTTATCTTCAAACCATGGTATAAAAAGTGGAATGAAATCGTTCCGTTTTACCCTATTACCGTCTACATAATCATACGCATTAGCATCATCCCAGACATCTTTGAAATAGTTATAACCCTTAGCTGTACTCTCTATGATTACGATTGAGTCCTCATTAGGAACAGCTTGTAACAGAGATGTCATGGTTACTTCTATATCGCCAGAGAACTTAGACAGCTCGGATATGTGTAAGTAGTTTATATTATAACCGGAACCGGCGTTAGGATTGCCAGCAGTTTCGATTAAGAACTCACTCTGTAATCCAGGATTATTAGTATTCTCGTCAATTGGTAATGAGAAATCAAACTTAGGATTCTCTAGTATTAGTCCACGACCACGACTAGGTCTACGCATAGGTTTAGCATCGTGTGGTAAATGTTCGTAAAATGTATTAGTCATCTTATTTACAGTCTTAGCCGATTCTTCATCGTAGGATATAACCATTGCAGTCTTACCCTTTTCATGCTTGATACGAACGAAAAAATCGCCCTCAACATAAGTCGAGAACCCTTGTCGTCTGGCTTTAAGGATTACAACAAATAGAGTTTGCTTTTTAGTTCCCTTATCCCATTCGTCAATAATATCTTTTAATTTAGCCTGTGAAGAATTAATCACAAACGGAATAACTTTAGAACTCTCTCGGTCTTTTATCTTCAGGTATTTGCTAAAATAGATATCCTTATTCTGTCTTTCGTTTATTAGCATTAATGCTTTTTCAAATTTATTCATCTTCCTCCACTACGCCCTCTATTAGTTTCGGGTTCTCTCGTATCATTTGTCGTATGATCTCTTTCAGTTCTTCAGTAGGAGCTGATTCCATCTTGACATCTACCTTCATACTCTTTTTATTTATATCTATTGTTTTCCTATCCTCTACTAATCCTGCTAGTTTTAGTATTCCCATTCGGTCGCTATTATTAGCTGCCCCATTAACAGCAAACTTGTGCATAGCTTTAACTACTGACGGAACCATACCTTGTAATCCGTTCATAAATAGCTGTTGATAGGCTCTAATAAATCCAGGCTTGTTCATAGCTCTAACATAAGTAGACCTAGACACACCAGCCACATCGGCTATCTTTTGGTGCATAGCCATATCAGCATAGTCTGGATTCAGCAAAGCCTCAAGCAATAACTGTTCCCTTTCTGTCGGAAAATATACCTTATCTGTTCCGTATTCAACACGATTATACTGCTCCTGAATAGTTTCAGGAACTTCTATAGCTAAGCTTTTAGCCATCTATACCCACCCCAGTTCCAAATAGATAAGATTTTAGCTCTGATCTAAGCACAGGATATTTTAAAACTATTGCCTGTATTTTCTCTTTTGGTAATGTAAACAATCTGTCCAAAGTGTTTTGCTTTTCCACGTTATTCCGTTCAATAGACTTATAAAATACACAGTTTTCCATATCGCACCTTTCTAAAATGGTACACTCACATACGTATTCTCCCATTCCTGCACATTTACTAGTTTGTTCCATTTCTAATCTCCTTATCTGCATATCTTCTTTGGTTATCTGCCTTTCTTCTGATCGAATCATGTAGTTTATCCCAATTCTTTCTCTTCTCAATCCGTTTACACTCAGCCTCGACCGAGTCTAGTTTGGCTCTGATATCGGATTTGGCTTGTTCTAAATTAGTCATAATCTCTCCTTTTTGATACACTCACAAGTGCATAATGTACAATGATAACTTATTCTTGTCGCTAATAGTATACAGTATTTCGGACAAGATATATTGAATTTGGCAGGTTGGGATTTGAACCCAACATCATGGTTACTGTGGGAACTACTCCGACCCACTCGTTCACCACACATTATTATCTTAAGCGTCTGTATCCCCAGACTGCTGCCAAAAAGCTTGGCATTCTACAGGTTCATATGTTTTTGCAAAAATGTCTGGTTTACATGGATAAAACTTGCCATTGATTCCTTTAATAATAAAATCTCCTTCTTTAGCAATCATTACGCCATCAAGCGTTGGAATCTTAGCACCCATGGTATCACTCCAGGTTTCACTATCATATGGAACCCCATTCTTATCAATATAACAACCTTTAAATCCTTTTACTGTTACAAAATCACACACCTCATTCCACGTATCCCATCCCAATTTTATAGCCTCAATTACTACTGTTCTCTTTCTGTATTTCATAATATCCCCTTTATGCCAAAAATTTATCACCATACTAACTCATAAGTATTGTTATTTAAATATGTTCGTGCCGTTTTTAAAGTAATGCCAAATCCACTACCAAATCTAGTCCAAATCACGTAACTGTCTTATATAACATACAAATAGTCCGATTTAGTCTAATTTGTCTTACATAAACTCATATGTATCGGTCATCAACATATACGTATATAATCAAAATTGTTAATAATGCCAGTAGTAATATAACTAACATGAATTAGCCTCCACCTTTCCTAAATCAATTATACCACCATAACTAGTTTTTGTCAACATAGAGTTTTATAATTACAAATTTTGTAATCTCTCTCTGGATTATTTTTGCCACCAGTATTTTTGGGATCGGATTATACCGATTCTAGGTCAGTCTGTATAAAGAAATTATTCCGCAAGTGGCAAAAAATCCTTCTTCCCCTTTCTAAACACCTCGAATTCGATGCCTTTAAAACTGATTCTATTCTAGACTAGGCTGGGTATGTTATAGTGTGGTAAAAATTGGGAATTGTCTGGGGAAAATTAGGTCCATGTTAAAATGGGGCTTTTATATATATATGGGGGTACCGGGTCGAGGGGGTACGCCCTACATATCGCTTGACTTGTGCATACTCACGATAGAATCAACATGATTATAATGTGAGTTTCATTGCACACTAGCACTAACATAGCATAGTCTTTGATCAACATACCACGCATTGGAGGTAGCCGATATCGCTATCAATGTAACATAGTTAGTGTTAGATATGGATTGATTGGTGTTATATTGGGTTTAGCCCTGATCATATCTGATGTGCTGGTGATCTAGTCCAGGTATGCTCCAGTCCGGTATTGGTATCAATTGCCCTGATCCTGGCTGTTAGTGATAGCCGACACGCAGCAGTGGCGATTCTATACTAATACTACAACCAATCCTATAGCTAGACTATTTCTATCGTCTTACAATGAGTGTAAGATCAAGCTAATAGCCGATTTCCAGGGATATGTTACAGTTATATTACATATTAAATTAATACTTGACATTGATATGTAGTAGTAGTATCATATAACCATAAGGTAAATACAAACGAATTGAAAGGGGAACAAAATGAGAATAGAAACATATTCAGATCAGAACGAATCAGACTCGGATGAAGTTAAGCGTGATAAAGAGTATTTGAATAAGTTGGTAGCAGCAAATAAGGCAATGATAGAATATATCAAAAATAATAAGGTTTAGCCATTACCAATACTACAGCCAAAAAGGTTTATATCCGGATTTCCTTACGACAAACAAAAAGTCTAGTCCAATGTAGCACAAAATAAATTATATTGGCTTTAAGCCAGAAAGCGAGATGTTATGAAAGAATTATATAGCGGATGGAAAAACAGATCAACATGGAATGTATCACTATGGATCAATAATGATGAGCAACTTTATAGGATGGCTGTTGAGTTTATGAAAAATTATAAAGGTAAAAAACCATATTATAATTTTGTAAAAGCTAATTGGATGGAGAACGATACAACTCAGGACAATATCAAATGGTTATCAACTAAGCTGGATTATAAAGCACTAAATGAAATGATGTTTGAATTAGTAGGATAAAACTATACCAGACAAGGGCGGCTTGAAACCGCCCGGAAAGGATCTAAAATGTTTAAATTAGAATTCGTTACAGAGGACAAGGACTTCGCAACTGAAGTAGCGGCAATTAAGAGAGTATTAAGGATCATCGCAAATGATCTGGACAATGGAGAAACGGAAGGAATAGCCAAGGATTCAAACGGAAACTATATAGGATCATGGGAAATAGCATGAAACTATACCAGCTTAAACAGATCATAGCCAAGCATAATTATATATCGTTCCTGTTGGGTCTAATTCTAGCAGGATCGGTTACTATTGGTATAATAAAGGTGCTAGAATGGGTTTTTGCTAGTCTGATATAGGCTAGCTTTTACTTTAGTGTGGTAAAGTGGTACAGTGGTAAAGCGATACAGTGGTAAAGTATAGTGAAAACTACTCATTGACCACTCTGGTCAACACTCCCATTTATTCCCATACTCCTAAACGCCCATAACCGGTTCAGTTCCAGCCATATTCACGCAACTTTCAGCTATAACTGGCTTTATTCTCTTATTAAATCTTTCTAATTCGGATTTTGTCAATTATTAGTTGGTGTATCATTGTTTTATATTACCTCATATCAGATAGGACACAGTCGGCTCATTTACGCATTTAATTATCCTAGTATAGAATTGTATCACTTTTAGTATCTGATTGATTTTTGATGCCATTCTGACCCTTCTGGGCATATGTATCTATTCAATCTCTTTTAGTCTGTTCCCAGTATGATTTCAAAAGTATATAGGACACACATATTTTTATAAGCCTTTAACGAGGTTGTCCATATCCATTTTTTTGGCATACTCTTTTTTCTTTTCCTGGTTCTGTTCATGAATTGATGATCCTTCACCTTTAAAGCCAACCTCCATAAGATACCTATGCAGATCGCCCTGTGTCTTGATTGGTTCCCTTCCCTTTTGGTTCTGGTAAAACTTCCAATCGAAATACTTTTTAGCCAAATCGATTTCAGGCAGCAACTGGTATGGCATTGGTTTATGGTTCTTAGGTTTATTCTCCATCATTGACATCCTCTATTTCTGCAAGTTTACATTTGTCAGTTCTCAACATTCCAACACACCCACTTTCTCCTACGCTCCATGATGTTGTTCCCACAGGATAAAAAGAAACCCAGCCACTTTCAAAACTCTTGAAATGTCTTTTATTGAATCCCCCATTGATATTAGCCGTCAATATCGGAGTATCCACCTTGACCTTTGTCCAGTCTGTAACCTTTTTCACTTCACCTGCATCATTTGCATATTTGCCACCATTCTTTTTACACTCTACACACGCTTGTACAAAATTCATCATTCAATCTCCTTTAACTTTTTATTCCCCAGTTGCAGGTTATTTGTTTTGGTATTTTCTTTTTGAGTTTGAGCGATAGCCCGGTATGATCTTTGAAAATTAGATGCTATTACAGAATTAAGAGTATCAATGTTTTCATTTGACCAAACCTTGAGTTCGCTAGGAGATCCTACGGCTCTTTGAACAAGAGGTGATAACTTATCCCAACATTCAATTGTTTGATAATAAGCCTTACCAAGGACTTTCTTGACAGTGTTCCATGCTTCGAGCTCAGTAGGTTGATCTGGATTATTGAGATTATACATCTGTTCCTTGATTGCACCGATTATGGGGAAAAATCCCTTAGTATCGTTTGAGATATAAATTTCTACTGAACCCATAACATTTTGGTAAATATCGTTTTTAAACATCATTCCCCAAAGAGTGCCTAGGTTTATCTTTTGTGTTTCTGATAATGATTTAAAGTGTTGAGGATATGCAACCTCTAAAATTGCGAGTACTTTCATTGTTTCTGATTTATTCATTGTCAAACTCCTCTCTTTGCATTTCTTCTTTTGCCATTTCGGCAAATGTCTTAACATTGTTACCTTTGTTTGTTCCTTGATTGTTCTTCTCCCAAGTCCGAACACAAGCCTTCCAGTCTTTAACTTTATTCTTGCCAATCATCCAACCTTTAGCAGAATAGAAGTCAACGAATCTTTCAGGATCGACAGTATTATTTCTTTCTTGGCAATAATCGTCAACTTCTTGAATTGTTGGGGGTACAAATCTTTTGACTTTTTTATTTGCATTTGCATCTCTATTTATATCTTCATTTTCATTTTCATTTTCATCTTCACACTTGGGGTTCCTTATGGAACTCCCATGTGGAGTATCCATATGGTCTCCCATATGGGAAACACCTTTAGAGCCTTTACCAGCAAGGTTTTTAAGCCTATTTTTTTTATAAGACGCTCTTTTTTCCACTTCATCATCCAATCTTTTGTTAAAAAACAGTCCTTTTTTATCTAAGGAAAATTTAGATAAAACAACATCATCATTACACACAGAATTGACCTGTTCTTTTGTCAAGTGTCCGATTTGATGTTGCATACAAAGTAATGTTATATATTTACCTTTTTGTTCGTAAGGCATAAAGATAGTTCCGACAAGAAAATCAGAGGAATAAAATAAAAAAGCTGGATCGTTATTAGTTTTAGCCATAGTTAAACACCTGCCCTAAATCCATCATAATAACTAATAAAATCATAAATAGAATCGCAAGCACAAGCGTATTCTTTTAAATCCGCATAGTCGCTATCTATTTTAATTGTATTAACCATATCCCAAAATGATATATCTTCATAACTGCGTCCAAACCTGTTTCGCAATATGCCACGAAGATAATTGATTTTTTTCACCATGGGATTTTCATGTTCAAGTTTTCGAGAAGAACACACTTTGGAAATATAATGGAAGGCTTTATCAATAGACATTTTGTCATCATCCCAGTATTTATCTAAAGATATAATAGTGGACTCGATAACCTCCGAAATTGAATATTTTTTTATTAAACTTTTTAATTCCTTTTTATTGGGATTGGTTAATCGTCCACCAGTCGATAAAAAGTAGCTTTCCACAATACTGATTTGTTCTTCCTCAAATTTCTGGAGTTCTTTTTTCCATTCCACCAACATTTTAAGTTGTTCTCGTTTTTGGTTAAGTTCTTTTAATTGAGATTGTTGTAACTTGATAGAAGAATGATCCGTTAGGGTTTTAGCTCCCTTGCCACGGTTACAATCATAACAAGAAGTAACTAGGTTAATTATCTTGTTATCTCCGCCGTTTTTTACTGGATCAATGTGATCTATCTCCAAAACAACATCCGGAGACATCCTCCCACAGTATTGGCAGGTAAAACTATCACGTTTAAAAACCTCAAAACGCACCCTCTTAGAAATATTTTTTCTTTCAGCCATAGTTTAGTCCTCCTTCGATAGCTCTGCCTGGTTGTCGGCAATAGATTTTTGATAGTTGTAAACGTCTGATACCTCAATCATCTTTCTTGTTCTTCTACCTATAACCTTTTCATACTTGTACGGCAGACCCTTTTTAGTCCATTTACGAACCGACTCGTATGAAACATTAAACATTGTTGCAATTTCTTGTATTGTTTTCATTGTTTTATCACCTCATAGTATAATACACCTTTTAAAACACTTTGTCAACCTACAACAATAATATATTCCACCAATAGCTTTATATTGGAATAATCCACCTCCAATTGTAAACAAATTGTGAACAGATGAAATATAGCAACTATCCATGATATAATGTATTCATTACACGAAAGGAGTTGATTAGCATGAGTAGGGAACAGATTGAGAATAGGTTTAGTTTAGCACAGTTAATAAAAAGAATAGATAATGAAGGGAGCAGAAATGATGAAAGTAAACAAGATCAAGATTGATAAGCCGTATATGCAAAAGTTTTTATTAGCACAGGATTTGTATCTGTCCAAGAAAGAGTTTAGGGAACTATTAAAGCAGCTTAAGACTACACTTAAAACGGTAGTGGTTCAGAGCCTGGATGAGTTGGAAATATACATACTTATTATAATAGGAAACATGAGAGGTGAGAAACTGTGAATGTATTGAGTTTGTTTGATGGGATGAGTTGTGGACAGATAGCACTAGAAAGAGCTGGAATAAAGGTGGATAAGTATTATGCAAGCGAGATTGAACCAAACTCCATAAAAGTAACAATGAGAAATTATCCAAATACAATTCAACTAGGGGATATAACTAAACTTAGTGAAGATATTTTAGATAAACTTTCCACTATAGATTTAGTTATGGGTGGTAGTCCTTGCCAAGACTTAGGTGTGTATAAATTTGACAGGGGAGAAGTAACTGGACTAAACGGAGAAAAGAGTGGCTTATTTTATCATTTTGCTAGAATCTTAAAATATATTAATCCCAAATACTTTTTACTTGAAAATGTACCAATGCAAGAAGTGTGGAAAAATAAAATAACTGAATTATTAGGAGTAGAACCAATCATGATTAATTCAAACTTGGTTTCCGCTGCTGACAGAAAAAGATTATACTGGACTAATATTCCACAATTAATGAACTTACAAGATAAAGAAATTATTTTAAAAGACATAGTTTTAATGTTTGAAGAAGTTGATGATAAATACTGGTACAATAAACCTTTTGTATATAATGGAGATTTTGAAAAAGTACAATGTTCCTTAGAAATGAAAGGGCATAGGCACATGAAAGAAGTTTATAATCTAAACGGTAAATGCTCAACACTAACAACTTGTGCTGGTGGTAATTTACAAAAGAAAGTTTATCAAGACGGAAGATGCAGAAAACTAACACCGCTTGAATATGAGCGATTGCAGAACGTACCAGATAATTACACAGCAATAGCGGCGGATACAAACAGATACAATATGCTTGGTAATGGGTGGACTGTAGATGTAATAGCACACATATTTAAAGGATTAAAAGAAATGAAAGGAGGTACATTATGAGTATATTTGATAGACCGGCGAGATATTACACGATTACACCAGCCTCGGCAACGGTTTCAAAATCGAGTAGATACAATTCAGAACTGTTATATCCTAAACCTAGATCAGTAAAGCATTTGTTTAACCAAGCGATAGTTTGGATTGCCCTAGTGATAGGAATGGTTTTGAGCGGATACTATTTCTTCATATTGTTTATAAAATAATAGATATAGTATACCCACAAGTAGTAGTAGTATGATATAATCAATATAGAAAGAGGTAGGTATATGAGCAATCACAGTAAAAACACATTTAAGAACCCTATCGCTCCGGGAACAATGAACGCACCGGATATTTTCAGATCCGATCTAGGTACAACAAACAGAAGTAATGGAACTGGATTTATCAAAGAAAAAGATATGGGATGGCTATCACTGTATGAAGCTATTTGGTCAAGAGCTATCCTGGATGAAATGGAAAGTGCTAAAATCGAACTCGGACTTATAAACGAACGGGGCGGTAGATTAAAAGAAGGTGAACTTAGCGAAGAACTGATACTAAAGATTAAACAGATTGTTTATAAGGAAACTCTAGACTATCCCAAGAATCATTTAACACTGTACGATTACAAGACTATGAACGAAGATATAGAAAGAAGGAGGAGTAAATTATGAAAAAAACACATTGGAGAACCATCCTGACAACCGAGTATCTAGGTGGAGTAGATTTGGATGATGGTAATGGTGGGCATAAAGACACTGTGGTAACAATTGAAAAGGCATTGAAAGAAAACGTTATGGATCAGACTGGTAACAAAGAGGCTTGTTTAGTTCTGCATCTTGTTGGGTTAAAACCAATGATATTAAACGTAACAAATTCTAAAATGTTAGAGAAACTATTCGGAACTAGTTATATAGAGGACTGGTCAGGGAAAAAGATCCAGGTTGGAACAGAAAAGGTTAAGGCTTTTGGAGATGTACATGATGCTCTTAGAATTAGAAAATTCTTACCTAAAACTGAAACTAAAACGGTTTCAAAGTGTACTGACTGTAGCAAGGATATAGTAGCGGTCGGAACAACTTCAGCTAAGGTTATAGTTGATGGTACTACCAAAACGTACGGAGTTCCATTGTGCATGGATTGTGCTAAAAAACGCAAAGAAACAGATTCTTAATTTAATACCAAAAAAAGAACAAGAAAGGGTACATATGAAAATCAAAGAAATAAAGATTGCAAATTACTTAGGAATTGAAAATATCGAAATATCGGATTTAGACGAAAAAGGAGCCGCTTTTACTGGATCTCCAAGAAAAGGAAAGACATCAATTTTAGATGCGATAGTTCAAGCCGTTGCAAATGACTCGCATAGAGACAAATTTGTAAGAGATGAAAAAAACCCCGCAAAAATTTACATCAAGATGGATAATGGTCTTGAAATAACAAGAAGTTTTTCTGCCGATGGTAAAAAAAACACAGATGTTTCGGTTAATGGACTTAGACCCAAAGCACCTGAAACTTATCTTAAGGGGTTGCTTGGTGAAAAAGTCGTTATGATTGACCCTAACATAATGCTTCTAAAGGGAAAGGAAAAAGAACTTTCTGAACAAATTATTAGTTTGCTTCCCATAAAGGTAACTAGAGCAATGGCAATGGAATGGGTTGGAGAATCTCCGCCAGTTGATTACGACTTGCATGGGCTAGTTGTTTGTAAAGATATAGAGAGCCTTTATTACGACAATCGCACAGAAATTAATAGAGAAATAAAAACAACAGATGGAAGAATTGAAACTATTCAAAACAAAATTCCAGAGGGATATGACCCGCAGGAGTGGAGAGATGTTGTTCTGTCAGAAACATTTAAAGAAATAACCGTGGCAACTAATAACAACAACTTCCGCAAAGATGCTGCAGCTTTGATAGATGGAGAATCAATGGAGATAAAAGAATTAAAGGGTAAATACGATTCGGCACTATTAAGTATAGATAAATCGGTTATGGATGAAGAAAAAGAAACAAACGTAGAAATCCAGGAGTTAAAAAAAAGAATCGAAATTCTAGAAAATCAGAAAACACAGTCCGCTAAAGCAACAAATAAACTAAAGGAACAAGAAAAAGAAAATTACGAACTGGCAGTTTTGAAAAGGAAAGAACGGACAACAAAAGCAAAAGATTTTCTTAACAATACTCCCGAAATTGACGTTGCCTCTCTTGAAGAAAAATCGTTGAATGTGGAAAAAATGAAAGGACACTTAAACAGCTATGATGAGCTACAATCTTTACTTGCTGATTTAAAAAAGCAAAAAGGGGAAGCCGAAAGCATCAACAAAAAACTTCAAACAATTAGGCTAAAACCAATTGAGCTTCTAAAACAAAGCAACTTACCTATTGGAAACCTAAGCATAGGCGACAACAGAAACATACTTGTAAACGATCTTCCGATAAACAATCTCTCAACTTCAGAAATTGTTGAACTTTTGTGTGATATAGAAATTGCCAAAACATCAGAATTACAGTTTGTGTGTTTAGATAAGTGGGAGAGTCTCGGAATAGACGACACCGAAGTTTCGGATTTAATTAAAGCAAAGTTTAAAAAAGCAGGTATTCAACTTTTTTATACAAAGGTAACATCGGGAGAGTTGACAATTTCAGAAATTTAAGGAAGGAAAGGTGATTTAAAATGTTAAATGAAAACAACTATTACCAGGACAAATCCTATTTCAGCTTTTCCTTGTATAAACGATTTATGCAATGTGAAGCTATGGCACTAGCAGAGTTTAGTGGCAAAATTACTAGACCAGTTACGGAAGCGTTATTAATCGGATCTTATGTAGATGCGTACATAGATGGAACACTTGAAGAATTTAGAGAGCTACATCCTGAAATATTGTCTAGTCGTGGGAACAGCAAGGGTGAATTAAAAGCTAGTTTTAAATCAGCCGATGGAATGATAGAACGGTTTATGAGAGATCCTTTATTTGTGGAGTATTTACAGGGTGAAAAACAAACGATATTAACTGGTACTATTGCAGGTGTTCCGGTTAAGGGTAAATTAGATATATTACATAAAGAACGAATTGTTGACTTTAAGACTACCAAAGACTTTAGATTAGTCTGGAGTGAAGGTAATTTGGTTACCTTTATAGATAACTGGGGATATGATCTACAGGGTGCAATCTACCAAGAGTTAGTTAGACAGAAGATAGGAAAAAGATTGCCATACTACATTGCTGCTGTTACAAAAGAAGCTACACCAGATATAGACATAATACACATACCTGATTCTATACTGAAATCGAAATTACAAGAGATTGAACACTTTTTACCTACGTTTAAAGCTATTACAGTTGGGATAACCGAGCCGCAGAGATGTGAACAGTGCGATTATTGTAAATCAACTAAGGTATTGAGTAAAGTAACCGAATTCGAGGAAGCTATAACTAAGTGGCAATAGGAGGTATAAAATGCAGAAATTTTTAGAAGAGAACGACATAATTGTAACTAAAGACGATATAGAACGTATGCTGGAAGATAACCCAATAGCAATGGAACTGAATGACTATGGATTTAACGAGTGTCTGGAATATGTTACTGATGGTCTGTTACAAGAAGTAAGGTGGAGTAATATAATACAGAAACTAGTAGAACAGTTTATCGAAACAAAAGACGATGTGGCATTAGAAGAAATTGGAGCCGAAGAAGAATGGCAAAACGTGAGAGACGGATGGAGGAGACCATGAAAGGATATAAAATATTTAATGAAGATTGGAAATGTCAAGGCTTCCAATACGAAGTAGGAAAAACATATGAGATGGATGGAGGGATCGAACTATGTAGAAGGGGATTTCATTTTTGTGAAAAACTAGAAGAGTGCTTTAACTTTTACGAGGCGGTTACCTGGAATCACATTGCAGAAGTTGAAGCTCTTGGAGCCACTAAAACGGATGGAAACAAAACAGTAACGAATAAGATTAAAATAATCAAAGAAATACAGTTAAAAGATGGTGTCAACGGGTCTGATGGTGTCAACTGGTCTGGTGGTGTCAACGGGTCTGATGGTGTCAACGGGTCTGATGGTGTCAACTGGTCTGATGGTGTCAACGGGTCTTATGGTGTCAACAGGTCTGGTGGTGTCAACAGGTCTGATGGTGTCAACAGGTCTTATGGTGTCAACAGGTCTGATGGTGTCAACTGGTCTTATGGTGTCAACAGGTCTTATGGTGTCAACAGGTCTGATGGTGTCAACAGGTCTGATGGTGTCAACTGGTCTTATGGTGTCAACTGGTCTGATGGTGTCAACGGGTCTGATGGTGTCAACAGGTCTGATGGTGTCAACTGGTCTTATGGTGTCAACTGGTCTTATGGAATATTAAATTCATATGGAGTAGATGGACAATTGTTTTTATCGAATAAGCCGAGAACACACGGGATGTTTGGTACAACTATAACTGAAGGAAGATTTAACTTAGTTATGAATATCTTTAAGGATAATCTAGGCGGGTGGAACCCAACATTTAACAACCTAAAATCACTTTATGTTAAGCATGGTTCTGATTGGAAGAAAACACCAATCCCAAAAGCAGGAGAAATATCAAAAGAAGAAGCGTGGGAAGATATGCCAATAGTCGCAATTGAATATTTAGAAACGCTCCCCGAGTTTGATGCAGATATGTTTTTTGAAATAACGGGGATAGATAGGAGGAGACCATGAAAACAAAATTAGATTTGATCATGCAGAAAATAGTAGAGATACGGGAACTGGCTAGATTGGTAGAAAACGAAGAGGGGATTCACATAATTGAAGCGTCGGCGATACTATTCCCGCATATTCATTTAGAAAGTAAGGCACAATTAGAGGTAGTATCCGAATTATACTCTAAACAAGTGGCAAACGATGAAGAACATTATAGAACCGAAAGATTTGACAATGGTATATATTTTAATTGCGTAGGAGATGATTCAGATGATGAATAAACCAGTCCTATTCTTTGAAGATATTTACGAAATAGTAGAGAAAAATCAAGCTGCTAAGGATTGGGGAAGTATACAAAGATCGGATTGTACACACTATACGATAGACAGAATAATGGATAGCTTGAACAGGAACGTTACCAAGTGTATTTCAGATTTTGTACAGGAGCAGAAAGAATGTGCGAAGGAAAAGATGCTAGATCAGTTTAGTATCGTAGACGACGATTGGGTGGGGTAGCAAAACAAAATATTTTTTCAGAGGAAGGAGAAAGCATGAAATTAACAAAGACAACCAAAAAAACGTACGAGATACTCCAGATTCGTTGGGAAAAACCAGCGTTCAAATGGGGGAAATTCAGAGACACAAGAAAAAAACATGGAATGTCAGTATCGAAATTTAAGAAATGTTTCTTCTGCAAGCATAAGTTTACAGAGGACGAAGACATGTACGCTGGAACAGTTTCAATCGAAGGGAATAGACTGTTTTGCTTGGATTGTGCGAATAAATATAAAGAAGAATGCGAGGTGGAAGATGGATAAACTATATTGTCCAAATTGTGGGCATGGAATGATTAGTTCTACTGGTGGTTGGCATTGTCCAATATGTGGCTATAGCTCTTGCACATCAGGATACTCAACAATTACCATAAATAGTAAAAGGTATTGTCCTTGTTGCGGGCAAGAAATAAAAGAATGTGAGGTAGAGAAATGAATAATATCGATTACATAAAAATGCAACATAAGATAATGGGAATGGCTGAAGAGGTAAAAGGTTTAGATATTAAAGGATGTTTGGATGCTATTTATATATGTGAAGCAACAGCACCAATTGTCGATCCGACTCTGTATATGAGAGGGATGGACGCTCTTGATAAAATCAAAAAAACAGCACAAGCATTGAGAAGGTTTCAGAAAGAGGTAGAGTGATGAATAAAGATTATCTTGTAGAAAAAAGAATTGAGGTTTTGAAAGAAATTAAACCGATATGTGAGGCATTTAATATAACAGATTATGATTATATAGTAGATGTGAATACTAGAAATGAATCACTGCACGTTAATAATACCATTATTTGGTGTGGGTTAAACAGCATTTATGCTGTTGTAAATGAACTAATTGGATATATTTTCATAACAACGTGGTGCAGAAATAGAAGTTTGGGGGCTTTTGATATTCAAACAAAAAATGTGATTAAACGATATTGGGCAAATTAATCTACAACGTGGAGTGGAGGTAGAAGAATGAGAGAGATATTATTCAAAGGTAAGAGAGTTGATAACGGGGAGTGGGCTTATTGGAACGAGTTTGGAGAATATACAGAACTATTTTTAAATGAATTTGATATTCATAGCCATGTTGATGAGCATGAAATTATCCCTGAAACAGTCGGTCAGTATACTGGACTTGTAGACAAGAACAGTAAGAAAGTGTTCGAGGGAGATATATTTATACACAAACAATATGTTGAATATGGAAAACTTTCAGATTGTATAGCCAGTGTAACAATTGATTCTAATATGGGAGTTAAGGTAGGAATGGATAGCATTGGAGAATCGGCTGAAGTTGTCGGTAACATACACGACAAGGAGGTGGAAGATGAATAAGTACGAAGAAGCACAAACAGATAGTAAGGGTAGAATTAGGTGGGTATCAATTACTCGCAAGAAAATGTATCCATATGAAGAAATCGAGGTGTCAGATGGAGATTATCACTGACTACCTAGGTGTAAGCCGCGAAACAGTGCTGCAATGGATTAATTATCGTAATATGCCAGCTCATAAAGTCGGACGCCTATGGAAGTTTAAGGTCTCTGAAGTTGATGAATGGATTCGATCTGGCGGTGCAGCTGAAAAAAGTGACCCAGACAAATAAGAAATCTAGTTGTTGTCCAAATGATTTAAAATAACCAAATAAAACTATAGACAAGGGAAGGTTGTGGCAATATGAAAATTGGTATTATAGATGCAGATTTGTTGGATAATGGGAAAAGGCATCCGAATCTAGCTTTAATGAAAATAAGTGGTTATAACAAGGAACAAGGATACCCAGTTACACTTTTGGACAGTTATATTGGTCTTACTTCTTATGACAAAGTATATATCTCAAGAGTATTTACTTTTACTAGCGTACCTGAAGGTATTACCTCATTACCCAATGTAGTAGTTGGAGGCACAGGTTTTTTTGAAGACGGTGGTGAAAACCTTCCTTCTGAGATTGAGCACCACATGCCAGATTATGATTTATACAAAGACTACGCTAATGGCGAAATTGATAAAGGTCGAAACAAAAACACTGTATCTGATTATCTAGATTATTCAATAGGTTTTACAACTCGCGGCTGCTTCAGAAAATGTTCCTTCTGTGTAAATAAAAAATATGACAAAGCTGTTATACATTCCACTGTAGAAGAGTTTTTTGATCCAACAAGACCGTATATATATTTATGGGATGACAATTTCCTTGCTTATAGTGGTTGGGAAAAAATACTTGATGACCTTGAGGCAACAGGAAAACCCTTTCAATTCAGGCAAGGTTTAGATGTGCGCCTTATGACAGATAAAAAGGCAAAAAGGCTATCTAACACAAGGTATCATGGTGATTTTATTTTTGCATTTGATCACCTTGAAGAAAGAGATCTCATTGAGGAAAAACTTAAACTATGGAAGAGATATTCTACTAATACAACAAAGCTTTATGTCCTTTGCGCATACAACTCTCAGGATGAACATGATATTGTAGATACATTTAAGCGTATAAAAATTCTCATGAAATACGGATGCCTTCCCTACATCATGAGATATGAAAGCTATAAAGATAGCCCCTGGCGGAGTCTTTATGTGCAGATAGCTCGTTGGTGTAATCAGCCACAGTTCTTCAAAAAGAAGTCATTCAGGCAGTTTTGTGAAGCAAATCAGGATTATCACAAGAACCCTAAAACTACATGCGCCGCATATCAGTCCATGCTAGATTTTGAAAAAGTACATCCTGAAATTGCAAAAAAGTACTTTGATCTACGTTTTGATAAAGAAAACCAATAAGGAGAAGAAATGAAAATACTTAAAGTAGTGATTGAAAAGGGTCAGATGCCAGAAGATTGTGATGTTTGTGAGGAAACATGGATTTCTAACAAGGAAAACTTTAATCATTGTGCGTTCACGGATAAGGATGTTAGCGATTTTGGTTGCATTAGGCATCCAGACTGTCCGTTGGTGGAAAGAGAGGTAGAAAAATGAATGTTGAAAAAGAACATGAAAGAAGTACGCTTATGAATTATTCAAAAACTAATCTAGTTGACCATTGTATGGCTTTAGAACGCAATAATAATCTATTGCGAAAACGCTTTGAAATACAATATCAAAACTGTATGAATATTGTTGCCGACATGAACGTGTTAAACAAAGAATATCAGAACAGGAACATGAGAGAAGGTGAGGTATGGAATGAGAGAGATATTATTCAGAGGTAAGAGAGTTGATAACGGGGAGTGGGTTGAAGGACACCTGACTTCTTGGCAGAACAGAGACGAATCAATCGAACCGCAGATTAAGATGGGACATGAAGGGCGTTCTACTACTCGTACCGTTATCCCCGAAACCGTTGGTCAATTTACGGGACTAAAAGACACGAACGGGAAGAAGATTTTTGAGGGAGATATCCTAGCGTTTACAGTATTTGATTATAATGATTACGACACACAGCATGAGGGAGTTGTACGATTTGGAGGAGGCAGTTGGCAAATTTGGAAAACAAGAGATAGTGAGTATTATGGTTCTGACGGTGCTTTCGATTTAGACTGGGTGGTATATCAAGATGATGAACTAGAAATCATCGGCAACATACACGACAAGGAGGTAGAAAAATGAAATATAGAAAGAAACCAGTAGTTATTGAAGCTGTAGAATGGAAAAGACTAAATCAGTTAGAGATGGCTAGATTTTTAGACGAATATTCTGACCATGTTAGAACAGAGAACGAAGTATTCAGAATAGACTTTTGCAACGGTGGTTGTCAGCTTGGAGATTTACACATCAAAACATTGAGTGGAGAAGTTAAAGCAGATATTGGCGACTTTATATGTAAGGGTGTCGAGGGTGAGTTTTATCCATGCAAACCAGATATCTTTTGGAAAACTTATGAGGAGGTAGAAGAATGAGAGAACATACTGTTGATATGATGCAACTTGACAGACAACTAGAAACTTTATCATTCCAAATCTTTGCTTATCAAAAATCAAAGGGATTAGACCATCAACCACTTATGGAGTTCAATCTTCATGCAATAAAGACATTATGTACTGATATTTATTTTAAACTAGAAAGGGATAGCAAAGATGAATAAAACGTGTTCAATGTGTGGGAATGAATTACAACCATGGTCAACAGGGAAAAATCATTGCAGTATGTGTGGAAACGTCTACGATATTAACGAAACAATAGTAATATATACTTCCGATACTGCAAGTAGCAACAAGACTGTATCTGACTATCTAAAAAAGATTACAGACGAGGATCCAACAGTTAAGTTGAGGAAAATAAACAAGTTAGCAAGAAGTATTATAGATGGTGCGGAAACTGATTTCGACTATGATACCTTAATAGAAATAGTTAGATTATCGGAGGAAAAGAAATGACATATCTAATAATAATTACAACAGTATTAGTTTTAACACAGATTGCTAGAGTCGCACAAAATGCGACACAGCTAAAACTATATATAGACAGGAGGGTAAATGAAACTAATTATACCAGGAACGCCAATAGCTAAAGGTAGACCGAGACTAAGCAAATGGGGAACATATACGCCAGAGAAAACAGTCAACTATGAAACACTTATAAAAGAACTGTTTATAATCAGTAACCAAAAGAAATTAGAAGGAGCATTAGTATTAGTAGCAAAAGCATATTTTCCCATAACCAAGTCTACCAGTAAAAAGAATAGAGCTAAAATGATAAGTGGTGAGATTCATCACACAAAGAAGCCGGATTACGATAATGTTGCAAAGATCATAGGAGATGCCCTAAACGGATTAGCTTATGATGATGATTCACAAATTGTAGATGGTAGACTAATCAAATCGTATTCAGAAGAGCCTAGACTAGAAATAGAAATAACTAAAATAGCCACATAAAGCACTAAAACTGATTTAACCGGTGTGATTTGGAGCAATTCAGCAAAGGCTTTTGTAGTAACCGTTACAAAATGAAACGGTTTGAAACGAAAATAAGTTCATTAGAACGAATTAGGGAGGTATGGAATGAATAGAACGGTTATAATAATAGGCAAATCCGGCAGTGGAAAAACTACGCTTTGTGATCTAATCGAATCCAGACTAGGCATACCACAGATTAGAACGTACACAACTAAGCCGCCGAGAAGTGAGTTAGACGATAGCCATGTTTGGTCTGATATAGAGTGTTACAAACAGGATGAACACTTTGACAATATATTATGTCAGACTAGGTTTGGGATACATACGTACTGGACTAGGAAAGACCAGATACAGGGTGTGCAAACTTTAGTCGTGGATGTAAACGGACTGAACAAATTATACGAAACAAATTTGAAATTGGTAGTGATTAATTTGGTTGCGGATGAAAGAATGAGATTTATCAGAATTGAACAAGATAATCTAGATATGGGATTAGGGCTTTGGGAAGCAGCAGACGTAGCACATTCTAGAATTAACCGAGACGCAGGCTTTGAGTGTCTGAAGGTAGACTGGGTTGTTGATGGAAACGGAGATATTGAAAAAGTGTACGCAGATGTCAAGAAAATAATAGAAATGGATTAGGAGGATTAACATGGAAGGATATAAAGTTTTTGATGAAAATTGGCAGTGTAAAGGTTTTCAGTACGAGGTTGGCAAAACTTACGAGATGAAGGAGGAAATAGAAGTTTGCCGAAATGGGTTTCACTTTTACGAGAGAATGGAAGATTGTTTTAATTATTACTCAGCTGTGTCTTGGAATCATATTGCAAAAGTTGAAGCACTTGGAAAAACTAAAACAGATGGTTCCAAAACGGTTACCAACAAGATTAAAATAATTAAAGAGGTGCAACTTGCAGAGGGTATCAACAAGTCAAGGGGTATCAACAGATCAGAGGGTATCAACAGATCAGAGGGTATCAACAGATCAAGGGGTATCAACGAGTCAGAGGGTATCAACTGGTCATGGGGTATCAACAAGTCATGGGGTATCAACAAGTCAGGGGGTATCAACAAGTCAGAGGGTATCAACGAGTCAGAGGGTATCAACAGATCAAGGGGTATCAACAGGTCAGAGGGTATCAACGGATCAGAGGGTATCAACAGATCAAGGGGTATCAACAGGTCAGAGGGTATCAACGGATCAGAGGGTATCAACGGATCAGAGGGTATCAACGGATCAGAGGGTATCAACAGATCAAGGGGTATCAACAGGTCAGAGGGTATCAACGGATCAGAGGGTATCAACGGATCAGAGGGTATCAACAGATCAAGGGGTATCAACAGGTCATGGGGTATCTTAAATTCTTGCGGGGCAGACCATCAACTGTTCCTTTCAAACAAGCCAATATCTTATGGCATATTTGGCGAGGAAGTAAGCGAGTCAAAATTTAACGAAGTTAGTGGTATTCTTAGAAATAAATTAGAGGGCTGGAATCCAACCTTTAATAACTTAAAATCACTTTACGTCAAGTATGGTTCAGAGTGGAAGAAAACACCGATACCCGAAGCTGAGGAAATTTCGAAAGAGGAAGCATGGAGAGATATGCCAAAACAAGCGATTAGGTATTTGAAAACACTAGAAGAATTTAACGCAAATATGTTTTTTGAGATTACAGGGATAAGGGTATAAGGAGAACAGCATGAACAAACCTGTTTTGTTTTTTGAAGATATTGAAGAAGTGTTTGAAGATGTTAAGAAAATAATAGAGATGCAATAGTCCCCAATTCGGGAAAGATTTGAATTTCAAACAAACAGGATAATTATTCGGTAATTCCGATTAGTTGGAAAGGAAATAAAATGGATCTAGTATTTATATGTTCGCCATATGCAGGAGATATTGAAACTAACACAATTAAAGCTAGGGAATACTGTAGATGGGCTGCACTTTGTCGTGGGGTAGTACCGTTCGCACCACATCTAATGAACACGCAATTTTTGGAAGAGTTTATACCAGAAGAGAGAGAACTTGGAATAAATCTAGGGTTGCAGATACTCGAGCATTGTAAGGAGTTGTGGATATTTGGCAATACTATGTCAAAAGGTATGAGTTTAGAATTGGAACAGGCTAGTAAACTTGGAATAGTAGTTAGATATTTCAATGAATATTGCAAGGAAAGGGGAGTAGAATTATGAGTTTAGATTTCATGGTAATAGAAACATCACCACATGAAGTAGTGAGCGAAAACATCACGCATAACGTTAATAAGATGTGGATGAAAGCAGGGATTTATGACGATTTATATGGGAGTGGTGGTAAAAAGGTTTCAGATGTACTGTTTAAATTAGAAAGAGGATTAGTCTATATGATAGATAATCCAGAAATATTTATTCCGCTTAATCCTGAAAATGGTTGGGGAAGTTATGACGGAACCGTAAGTTGGTTGAGAAATCTTATATCAGAACTAAAACAATACCCTAATGGAACAATTGAAATTAGTGCATGAAAGGGAGAATATGAAAATTATAGACAGAGAAACTTGGCAAAAGGTAGAGGAGTTACAAGAAGGTGGAATGAGCTACGGTAAAATTGCTAAGCAACTAAACATAAAGAAATCCACAGTAGACTCACACTTTCATAGACTAAAGGAGAACAGGATATATGCAGCTAGAAATGAGATAGACCTTACTGAAGCCACTAATAGACGAAAACGTATTGAGACCAAAACTGAAATGGTTGGAGATACTAAAATTGTAACTAGTACTATGTTATTAGAAATTAATGACATGGAAAATAAAACTCCACAGGATATAATGATATTACATGGTTACGATCCGTTGGCTTGGGAAGTTTTAGCTATTACTAATAAGGCATGGAATGGTACAAGCAAAGATCAAGGTAGCTATACAATGTTTTCATCTAGTTTAAAAGTAAAACCAATTGAAATGCAACTAGACAGCACATTTATTAAACAATGCTTTAACGACTTGACACCTAAGGTTTGGGATATAAAATGTATTCCCAAAACTAATTCGGATTTATTCGCAGAAGTATGTATATTTGATATTCACGCAGGTAAACTAGCATGGGATGAGGAAACAGGTAATAATTACGATTTAAGTATCATGTCTGGTATTGTTGAGAGTATCATAGGTAAAAATGTAGAGTATTTTGCCTATATTAAACCTAGTATGATACTATTCCCAATCGGAAATGATCTATTCCAGACTGATAACGATGCTGATACTACATTTCATGGAACGCCACAAGACACTGACAGCCGACATAAGAAAGTATTCAAAGCTGTAATAGATTTAATGTTTGACGCTGTTTCTAAGCTATCCTGTATAGCTCCAGTGAAGTTACTGTTGATACCGGGAAACCATGATGCTACAACAAGCTATTATTTAGCAGAAGTTTTAGAAAAAGCCTTTTCGGATAACCCTAATGTTGAAACTGATACATCACCAAAGAGTAGGAAATATTACGCACAAGGTAAAGTGTTAATAGGCTATACTCATTCTGATGAGGAAAGCAAAAAGGAATTGAATGGGTTAATGGCAAAAGAAGTTCCTGAACTATGGGGGAAGTCAAAATTTAGAGAGATGCACTTTGGACATATCCACATTGAAACGGTTGAGGAATGTAATGGATTAAAGAAGAGATGGATACCATCTATAAGTGGAGCGGACAAATGGCACTATGGCAAAGGCTATACTGAAACAGATCGCACCAGTCAAACTTTTATATGGGATGAACAACAAGGGTTACAGTCGATAAACTATTTTAGATGAAAGGAGAAGGAATGAAAACTAGAGGGGAAAAGTTACTAGAATATCGGGTACTTAATAATTTAACTCAGCAAGACATGGTTAAGCTAATAGGATGCTGTCTTAGTACGTATCGGTCATTAGAAAATGATGCACAGAAGAAAACTGATTACGATAAGAGGATAGAGGAGGTTTTGGAAAATGAATAAACTTTTTATATCAGGTCGGCTTGGAAGAAATCCAGACATCACAACAGCTAAATCGGGGGATATGCAGATTGCAAAGTTTTCGGTAGCAGTTGATACTGGATATGGAGACAAAAAGAAAACGAGTTGGATTAATTGTGTTGCATTTGGAAAATCAGCAACGGCAATAGAGAAATATATATTCAAGGGATCACCAATAACAATAGAGGGGCATCTCCAAACTGGGAGCTATGAGAAAAAAGATGGAACAAAAGTATATACAACAGATTGTATCGTGGACAACTGGGAATTTGCTATGAAAGATAAGAACGAACGAGATGAAGTCCACCCTGCAGATGATCCTGATGACGATACAGTTTCAGAAACGACTGAACCGGAAGAGTTCTCTAATGATGGATTACCTTTCTGAATCGACAGA